GGATGGAAAGTAATAAGATTTACATCAGATGAAATTAAATATAATATTGATAATGTATTTATTGAATTAAATAAATTTATAAATTCTAATGAAATATATAAAAAAGTAGGAATTTTTTATAAATATAAATTAAAGCAAAAAATAAAATTATTTAAACGAGAATTAAATAAGATAAAATATGAAAATGAACAAAAGAAAAAAATTAATATATTATTAAATTCTGATATAAATTTTGAAAAATTTGGTTGGGTTTCAAAATCAGCAAATGTATTAAATATAAAATCACAAAAAGTAAATTTATGGATGAAAAGATTTTTACCAGAATTTTATGAAAATAATTGTTTTAAACGTAAAACGACCTATTAGTTTAGTGGTTAGAATATTTGACTTTCACTCAAATGACACCAGTTCAATTCTGGTATAGGTCGCCAATAATTTTGGAGAACAAAATTGTATAAAAATAAAGATGATTATAAAAGTATATCATTAATATTAGAACCAATTATTACAAATGAATGTATGAATTGCGATTTTAAAGAATATAATGGATTTAAATATCATTATTCTAAATGTCCTAAATGTGAAAATATATTAAAGAAACCTGATTATTTTATTAAAATAAATACTGTAGATAAAACTTATGGAAATTATAATTGGGCTAATCCAAATGAATATCAATATCGTTATACATTTTATCTTAGAAATAATAAAACATATGTATTTTTTATTGATGAAGATATAGATATTGAATATTTTTCATATACATCATTAGATGTTGCTGAAAAAATTGATAAATTATATGAATTATATATTTTTGTAGGAGATAGAAAAAAACAAATAAAAGAAATAATTGAATATTTAAAACAATATGAAGAACAAGATTATAAAGATAATATTAAAAATAAAATTACAGAATATAAACATGAATTATATAAATTATTTATAAATAATGGGAATATAGTTTAATGGTAAAATACCAGACTGTCGATCTCGAGTTCGGGGTTCAATTCCCCGTATTCCCGCCATAAATTAAAAGGAAAAATAATATGAATATATTAACAAAAGAACAAATAGATAATTTTGTAAATAAAATGAATAAAACATTTAGTAATAATGATACAAAAGTTAATGTACGTACATTTAATAATGATAATGTTAATTTTATAATAATTGAAATAGGAAAAAGAGATATTCAATTTGATGATAAATTAAATTTTGTTGGTTCTGGATTTGATTGTACTTAATTATTTTAAGTTTAAATTTTATTTAACATAAAAAGAAATAATGCGAATGTAGTGTTTAATGGATTTGATTGTTAAATATAAGGCAGGTATAATGTAATTGGTATAACATGCCGTCCTTCCAAGTCGGATATTGTGAGTTCAAATCCCACTACCTGCTCCAAAATTTTTAGTTCAATTTGAATTAATGGTACTAAAATTTTTAATCATATAAATAATTAAAAAGGATTATTTATATGATTAAAATAAAAGAAGAATGGAAACAAGAAAATGGTTTATATGCATGTCCAACATGTGGAAAAGAATATTGTAAAAAAGGAATAGCAACACATATATGGAGAATGCATGAAGGAAATAAAGTTGAAATAAAAAATAAAAATTATATAACTGATGAATATCGAATTAAAAAATCTATTTCTAAAAAAATTTTTTATGATAAAAAAATAGGCGAATATAAAGAATTTAAAGTTAAATGTCATAAATGTGATAAAGAATTTAAAGTAAAAGAACGTGAATTTAAATTTCCAACAAAAGAGAAGTATTTTTGTTCAAGAAGTTGTGCTAATTCTAAAACACATTCTAAAGAAACAAAAGAAAAAATTAGTAAAAGCTTAAAAAAAGAAATTAAATATAAATTAAAAAAATGTTTGATTTGTAAGAAAAAATTTAAAATAAAAGAAAATTTAAATAGAAAAACATGTTCAAAAGAATGTTATTCTATTTATCAATCTAATAATTTAAAAGGAAAAACTGGTGGATATAGAACAAAATCTGGATTAAGTAATTTTTATGGTAAATATTATAACAATATTTGGATGGATAGTTCTTGGGAATATAAATTTGCATTAAAATTAGATAAATTAAATATTAAATGGGAAAGAAGTACAAAATATTATTTTAATTATTATGAT